TTAACACAAAATAACTTTTTTTAAATATAATAATAAAAAAAAAAAAAAAAAAAAAAAAAAAACGCTAGAAGTTCACTTACTAATCTGAAATGGTGTCAACGTAATGTTGGGGAGCGAGCGGTAGTTGGTTGGGGATGAACGGTCGGTGTTATGACTTTTGAAAAAAGGGGGTTTTTGGTGAGCAAAGCGAAAGATGAAGAGATCCGTTTGCCAGGGATCACGCCCCGGGATTGGGGTGTTGTTTTTGGGCCTACGGGAAGGGCAAAGTACCCGTTTGCGAAGATGTTGATCGGCGATTACTTTGTTCTAGCATCAAGGGGCGAGGCTAACGCTGTTCGATCAGGGTTGCAGTCTTTTTATGCGAGGCATCCAGGAAGGCAGTTTTGGGTGCGCCAGAGCAGTTTTTCTGAAGGGGAATGGGTATGCAGAAGGATTCGGTGAATTCAGGGGATGGAAGCGGTTCTGAGGGGTCTGTGTTTGACGTGAGCACGGGGGTGGTCACGCCTGGGGTGCCGCTTCGGGAACAGAAGCCTCTATTGGATCAGATTCCCTTGATGCGGCCTGAGATTGTCGAAAAGCGGATCACCGCGCCGTTGCCCAAGAAAGTGCGAAGGAAAGCGTTGACCAAGCAGGAGTGGACGTTTGTTAAGGAGTATGTGACCGGGGACGGCGAGGTAACGCTTGCTGAGGCGGCAAGGCGAGCAGGATATCGTGAGTCGAACCTCAAGTATTGGGGCAATCGGCTCACTGATCCGCACAAATCTCCGCACATTGTCCAGGCTATCCAGGAGTTGCGAACGGAGCTTGCCGTTAAGCATGGCACTTCGTTTGAACGGCATATGAAGGACATGCAACGGATCAGGGACATGGCCCTGGCTGCGGGTGCTTACTCGGCAGCAGTTGCGGCTGAATACCGTCGAGGGCAGGCCCTGGGAACGATCTATGTCGAGCGTAAAGAGATCAGGGTTGGCACGATTGATTCGATGAGCAAAGAAGAGGTCATGAAAAAGCTTGAGGAAATCAGCAAGCTTTATGGGGGCAGCAGCAAGCCAGCTATTGTGTCTGATCAGGGTGAGGTACTGGACGTGGAACCCGTTGCACCGTCGAAACCTACCGTTTTAGAAAGGTTGAGCAATGCCGAGAAAATTAGAAAGGGACTTTTGGAAAAGGGTGCAGCTCCAGTTGAAAGGCCCTTGTTCCATAGCGATGAGGATTGAGTGCAAATCGCCCCTGGGTTTTCCTGACGTCATGATCGCGCTTGAGGGGCGCATCATGTTGCTGGAGTTGAAGGTTGTGCGCGCAGGGGCGAAGGTTGCGCTCTCACCCCATCAGATCGCTTTCGCTCATCAGGCCAGCGAAGCAGGCATTGGCTATGCCTTGCTTGTGCATTACTGGCCTGAGAACGTGCTGCGCTCGGTTGATACTGACGTTTACGGTTATCGTGCCAATCGCGTGATTGAGGTTGCCAAGCGAGGGGTAAACGAAAAGCCTAATGCGGTTTGGCGAATCGGCGATGCCGAGGGATTGCATGGGTTTTTAAAAAGTGTATAGTTAGGGCTCGATTTATAGAAAGGAGAAAGATGATGGATAATTGGACAACCGGGATTCATATGCTGCGGGATGGGTTCCTGCTGAGGGTTTCATCGAAGCTTGATGAAGACTCGGACGTGATCGAGGATCAACCCTTACCCCTTGTTATTCGAGTTGATGCCCTGGGGCCCTCTGAACGGTGCAGTTCGGTTTTCGACAATGTGCTGGCCGAGACCTACATGGGAGGATGTTATTACGATAACGTCCATCAGTTTATTGCGCTCAGTGGTCACTATGATGGCATGCTTGATGAGGTCATGCGGGAGGCCAGAAAAGTAGAACGAAAGCAATCCAGGCTTCACTACGTGACAGTGGTGCATCAGGAGATGGGGCACGTTCAAACCATGCCAGTCATGGCATTGTCTCAAGCCCTGGCTGAAGAAAAGGCCCGGGTTGATTGGCCTTACGCGAGGGAAGGTTGGTCAGTCAGGAGTACTGAGCATGCATGAGTCGAAGTGGGCCCTGGTAAAGGCCTTGATTAAAAACTACGTCCTAATGTCCCTGCTGCGAGCAATTGCTGGTGATAAGAAAAGGCGATAGCTTGCAAAGCGTTTCGGTTATATATACACTTTAGCTATCCAATCAATCGATTGGTTTTTATACAGGAGAAAGCAGATGGATCAGTCAGCATTACTTTCAGTGGTTGGCGGCATGTATGACAAACTTGTGCAGGACGTAAGCAATCGCGTTTACGGCATGATGCTTGAGACCGAGCGTGCTCGCCAGCCTGCCGACTATGGGCAATTGGTCATTGATGTTGCCGAGCGGGTGAACGCTCAGATTAATTATGAAAAGCTTGCCGATCAGATCGACTGGAAAGGTTTTGCGAGGGATGTTTCGGCAAACTTTTCACCCAGTGATATCGCCAGTGAAATCGACCTCGGCGACCTTGTGACTGAACTCGATTACAGCGCGATCGCTGAAGGCCTGGACGTCGAGAAAGTGGCCGATGAAATCGACATGGATGAGAAAGTGCGCGAAGTTTTGCGCGGTCTTTGATCTCCTTTCGCCGTTTTCTTACTGGGCCCTTCGGGGCCCTTTTCAATTTAATTTTGCAAAAAGTAAAAAGTATGTATAATCCGTTTTGTGCATGTCGCACTTCACTTCAGAAAGGGATACAGAAATGAGCACTTTGACCGAAGCACATAAGCAGTGGGCCAGCCGTCCAGCGGAAGAGCGTTTCACCACATTGACCGAAATGCACTCGAAAATGCTTGCTGATCGCGCTATTAGCAAAGCTAAGGTTTTGAGTAGTCGCGACCTTTCAGCAGTGCCCACTGATGATAACCAGGGCCTGTTAATCGCTGGGCCAGGGGGCAGGGGTATCGGGATCAGTCACTGGGCCTTCGGGCAGTTGTCTTCCCTGGTAGGGGCCCCGGCATCATATCTGCGCGAACTGCCTGCCCCAGTGGCGGCGGATTGCTTGAACTTTGGCCTTAAGGTTACCCGGGACGCTCAGGATGTAGGGATTCTCGCCCAGTGCCCCTCGGACTCGCTCGCCACTATCAAGGCTGCGACAGGCCCCCGCTATGGCAGGGTATGGAATTGTGACGTTATCGGGGCCTTGATTGATCGCTTCGGGGACGGGCAAACGGGCAACTTTCGCGTGCCTGGGATACGGGGCAATCGCGTTGACGTTAGCAAGCAAAACACTACGCTTTACGCTGGGGATAGGGATTGCTTTGTTTTCCTTGCTGATGAAATCAATAGGCTTGAAATCCACAATCGTCGGGACGGCAGGCCTGGAAGTTTAGCCCGAGGTTTTTTTGTCAGTAACAGCGAAGTAGGGGCAAGTGCCCTGAAAGTTCGCACTTTCCTATTCGATTTTGTGTGCGAAAACCGGATTGTGTGGGGGGCTGATCAGGTCGAAGAGATATCGATCAGGCATTCAGCAAGTGCCCCGCACCGTTTCATGGATGAAGTGGCCCCCGCCCTGCTGGAATATGCCCAAAGCAGTGCGAAGGGGATTGAGCAAACGATTAAGCAGGCCCAGGCCTCCAAAATTGATAAGGTTGAAGCTTTTCTAGCCCAGCGTTTCGGGCCCCGTGTTGCTGCTCGAATCCAGCATGCCCATATGCTCGAAGAGGGCAGGCCCATTGAAACATTGTGGGACGCTACCACTGGGGCCACTGCTTATGCAAAATCGATTCCTTGGCAATCTGAAAGGGTAGACTTTGAAAGCTTGGCAGGGGATATCTTAGAGTTAGCCGTTGCCTAGCCCAGGCCCTGAGCCTGGGAGCATTTCAGGGGCCCTTAGGGGCCCTTTGTGTTTTCCTAATTTTCTGTTATTTTAATGGCTCACTGGGCAGGGGCCCAGCTTATACAGCAGAAAGGGATTTTGAAATGCTCAAATTGATCGAGAAAAGCAGCAACAAGAAAACGGGCCCGATAGCCGTTACCTATAGGGCAGGCTCGCATAACGTGTTTAGCACTTGCCCCAGTGCCTGCCCCTTAAATCCCCAGGGCCCAGCAGGGGCCCGATTGATTGATAAGGGTTATCTCAAGGCCCTGCTCGAAGCAGTGCCCCCTGGGGGCATGGCATGGACTTACTCGCACTTCGGGCCCGAAGCAGTGCCCAGGCCCGAGTCCGGAAAAACGGTCATAAACCTAAGCATGCATGAGCCCGAAGCAGCAGCAGCAGCAGCAGAGCAGGGGCATGCTGTAACCCTTACACTGGGCCTCGGGCAGGCATGGCCCCGTAAAATTGGCAATGTGGCCTTTGTTCAATGCCCAGCGGAAAAAACCGATACAACGTGCAAGGACTGCGGAAAGGGCAGGCCCTTATGTGCTAGGCCCCCAGGGCCCGATCGGAATTTTGTTGTCGTTTTTACTGCTCACGGGCCCAGCAAAAAATTAGTTGGCGAGCAGCAGCAGGGGGGATGCTATGGCACTTCGGGCCCAGTAAGGCTAGCCTGGGAAAACACAAAGCAGGCCCCAGCAGGCGACGCTGTAAGGCTCAAAGCCTGGGCCCAGGCACTGCCCCATGGCTCGCTATTGAGACATCACATTGTCGGCGATCTAGGGGCCCAGGCATGAAAGGGCCCTTATTAGACTGGGTCATTGCCTGGGCCTTTGGTGTAGCACTGGGGGCAGTATTGGCCCTTTGTTGGTAGCCTTTCACAATCAATAAGCTTCAGGGCCCTTCGGGGCCCGTTGTATTTTATGGCCCTGCTTTGCCCCTATATATCGGGGCTATCACTGCCCAGGCCTTTATAGGTTTTTCCTATGATCGCAAAACCTGCCCCGTGATCCCCGGGCCCTGGGCAATGGGCGATTACCCGGGCCCCTGGGGCTCCCCAGGCCTGCCCCGTGCCCCCTGGGCCCTGCTCCCAGGCTCCCAGGCTCCCAGGCTCCCAGGCTCCCAGGCTCCCAGGCTCCCAGGCTCCCAGGCTCCCAGGCCTGGGGCCCTGCTCCCTGCTCCCTGCCTGCTGGGCCTTGGGCCTTGGGCCTTGGGCCTTGGGCCTTGGGCCTTGGGCCCCGCCCCCCCGGGGCGAGTCCCGGCAGCGATTGATAGATTTCATAACGCTCTAGGTTCTAGAATCCAGCGCGATGGCCCGTGCCTCGCAGCGGACGCCGACCTTGGCCCGGTTTCGCAAAAACAACTAGGGCCTAAAACAGTTTTCTGATATAAGTACACTTTTCGCGTTTCCAGAAACCCACCCCCTTGTTCTTGAACACGATTTCCCTGAAAATTTTTTGCAAATTTCAAAACCAATGACCCTTCCCGCCGACGTTGAAGCTGAGAGACTGCGCCTTGAGCTAAGGCTCAGGATCCTTGATGCTCAAGAAAAGAGCACCCAGTCTTTCTTGGACTTCGCTCGTTATGTTTGGCCGGAGGCGATCTTCAGCGCACATCACAGTCGCATGGCCAACGCTTTCGACCGCATCATCAATGGCGAGTTAAAGCGCTTGATCGTGAATATGCCTCCGAGGCACACAAAGAGTGAGTTCGCCTCCTACCTCTTGCCTGCCTTTGCCATGGGCCGTGAGCCAAGATCCAAGATCATTCAAGCCACGCACAATGGCGAGTTAGCGGTGCGCTTTGGCAGAAAGGTCAGGAACCTGATGGATCAGGACAACTACAAGGCTTTGTTCCCGGCGGTGAGTTTGAAGGCCGATTCAAAGGCTGCGGGCCGGTGGGATACGAATGGTGGCGGGGAGTATTACGCAGTGGGTGTAGGTGGTGCGATGACAGGGCGCGGTGCGGACCTTTTGATTATTGACGATCCGCACTCAGAGCAGGACGCTTTGTCAGAGCTTGCTTTGGATAATGCTTGGGAGTGGTACACCTCGGGCCCTCGGTCACGGTTGCAACCCGGAGGGGCGGTGGTGGTTGTGATGACGCGCTGGGGGATGAAGGATCTGACAGCGCGGTTGATTAGATCGCAAGCGGAGCCGAAGTCGGATCAGTGGGAAGTGATTGAGTTTCCGGCGATTCTGAATGAGCATACCGAGGACGAAAAGCCCCTTTGGCCAAGCTACTGGAGCCTTGATGAGTTACAGAAGGTCCGGGCGACGTTGTCGGTGCAGAAGTGGCAGTCGATGTATCAGCAGCAGCCTACCAATGATGAGGGGGCGATTTTAAAGCGTGACTGGTGGAGGATCTGGGAAAATGATTACACCCCCGACGTTGAATATGTTATCCAGAGCTATGACACTGCATACAGCAAGAAGGAGACAGCTGACTTTTCAGCCATCACCACCTGGGGTGTATTCCGTCCCAGCGCAGACGACGGACCTGCCATTATTCTCCTCGATGTTAAGAAAGGCCGTTGGGACTTCCCGGAGCTAAAGCGTGTGGCAAGAGCCCAGTACGATCACTGGCGACCCGATAATGTGTTGATTGAGGCCAAGGCCACGGGGACGAGCTTGCAGCAGGAGCTTCGGCGCGTGGGGATCCCTGTGACGACTTATTCACCGGGAGGCAGGAAGAAGAACCAGGATAAGATTGCCCGCGCGAATGCTGTTGCACCGGTCTTTGAGTCGGGGATGGTCTGGGCACCGCAAACGAAGTGGGCAGAGGAGTTGATTGAGGAGTGCGCAGCGTTCCCCAAGGGCGATAATGATGACTTGGTCGATAGCACCGTGCAGGCCATCAGCCGATTCAGGGCCGGGAACTTTGTGGCGTTGGACGATGACGAAGCTGATGAGCCATCAACACAGCTTGAGTTTGAGTACTACTGATGCTTTTGCATCGGGTCTTCAACACAGCTTGAGTTTGAGTATTATTGATGTATGCGCTTGCGCGCCTCGCCCTGCTAGAGCGATAATCCCTTCATCTTAACCCTGGCCAGGGGAAACAATGAACGCTAGACAGATGATTGCCCGTTTTGCTGACGGCGGCGACGTGTCAACAGGACTCAAGTACGCCACAGACAAAGGTGGCATAGGTGCTGATCAGTACTACGCAAACATCCGAAACTTTATCGACAAGCAAGGTGCGGATTTAAATGCTGCCGAAATACGCGCCGAGATGGATAAGTATGGCGTTTCGGACAAGGACGTCCGTGACGCGTTGGCCGGGACGCAGTATTCAGCAGGCGCGGTCCATGCGCTATTGAATCCTGACATCGGCGCAAAAGGGTCTCCTGGTTATGGCGTCGGGGGCCTTGAGGGAATGTCCGCTAACATCCGTGCCCGTTTGGAAGAGGCTGCGGCCCAGGCACAGACAGGCGCGTTGACCAAGACGCAGGCTGAGGATTTCTTTAAGACGCATTTAAGTCCCACGGGTGGGTTTAATGAGCAGGATCTCATGCGTGCCACAGGCAAGACCTCTGCACAGCTGCTTGCCGAGATGAAGTTTAAGCCAGCAGGCGCACCGGTTGACCCACGTCTGCTGCCACCCACAGAACCCCTGCCCGATCTGACCGAGGAGTTTGTTGCACCCACAGCCCCACTCCCTCAAGCACCTCCTGTTGCGCTAACCGCAGGACAAGAGGGCCTTGATCCAAGCACCGCGATC